GGGGAATCTTTTTAAAGTCTTCCAATTTCATTTTATCAGGGTTTTGTGGCTGTTGCTCCAGCTCCAGCCGGTTAGTAAATATGCGGTATATGTCATCTGTGGTACTTTCATCGGGTACCGCTTCCACATCGTAGATGGCGTCAATGAGTCCGAGGGCGAAAGCTTCGTCCGCCTTCAGCCAGTGGTCGGTACCATCGAAGTAGCTGCTTTTCACTTCTTCCTTATCTTTTCCGCACCGTCCGCTGATAATTTCGGCAATGGTATCCTCCAGACTTTCGATCGTAGAGATCATGTCCTGAAGGTCCTTTTTGTTACCGTAACATCCGCCACTGACATTATGCAGCATCATGCGGGAATAACGGCTCATTTCCACCCGTTTTCCGCACAGGGCAATGACTCCCGCAATGCTGGCAGCAATACCGTCTATGTAGATAGTGACGTTGCTCCTACACTGTCGGATGGCGTTGAAAATAGCAATACCGGGATAGACATCGCCACCAATGGAATTGATCCGGATATTCAGGTTCTCATAGCTGCCGTCCATGTACATCAGTTCGTTCACGATGTCACGGCTGGCTATTTTGCCGTCACCGCCTTCGTCACTGATTTCTCCGTAGAGCAGCAGGCTGGCAGTCTTTTCGTTCAGTATGGATTTAAAAAGAATCATATTTCAGCATTTAGGATATAGTGCCGGACAGCGATGCAATTTACATCTCCGGCTTTGAATCTGTCACAAACTTATGGTGACAGGGGCAACCGTACAAAAAAGTGTGTAACGCTTGCGGGCAAGTACGCAGGCGCTGTGGCATTGTCTGTAACCCCTTTGCGCTTTTTTCCTGTTCACCTCCGGGATAATGACCTTTGTGTAAATTCTAACGACTTATCATCATGGCAGATTTGACCACACAACAGAAAAAGGGTTATGCCCGCACGCTGTACCTGAAGGATAACCTGACGCAACAGGAAATCGCGGACAAAGTAGGTGTATCACGCAACACCATCAACCGCTGGATAGCAGCGGAGAAATGGGAGGAAATGAAAGTAGGCATGACACTCACCCGAGAACAGCAGGTCGCCAGCCTGCACCGGCAAGTAGCGGAGATAAACCGTGTGATCAGTGAACGTGAAGAGGGAAAACGCTATGCCAATGCCGCTGAAGCCGACACACTGAACAAGTTGGCGACGGCCATTAAGAAGATGGAAACAGATGTAGGTGTTGCCGACATTATCAGTGTAGGTATGAAATTCATCAACTGGCTGCGACCGTTCGATCTGGATAAGAGCAAGGAGTTTCTTCGATTGTGGGACGCTTTTATAAAGGATAGCTTATGACACAGACGCAGAAAGACCGCGATGCGCTCCGGGAATGGGCAGTCTTCTATGAATCCGGACTTCGCCGCCAGAACTCCGACGTCAACCTGACGCAGGCGCAGATTGCCAAAGACCGTGCCCGTCTGGAAGCTGATCCGATAGAATGGATCAGCTTCTTTTTCCCCGAATACTGCAAATTTGAATTTGCAGTATTCCAGATAAAGGCTATCCGGCGTTGCATCAAACACGAGGAATGGTTCGAAGTATTGTCATGGGCACGGGGACTGGCGAAAAGTACGACGGTGATGTTCATCGTCATGTACCTTGCGCTTACGAAAAAGAAGTGCAACGTGATGATGGCTTCCGCCACACAGGACAGTGCTGTCCGGTTGCTCGATCCTTATAAGAAACAGTTTGAAGAGAATGCCATGATACGTGCTTATTACGGTGTGCAGGTGAATCTTGGCAACTGGTGTGCCGAAGAGTTTGTCGCCAAATGCGGGTGCTCATTCCGTGCTGTCGGTGCGGGAAACGCTCCTCGTGGTAGCCGCAACGGCGCTGTCCGTCCGGATGTGCTGCTGGTGGATGACTTCGATACGGATGAAGGCTGCCGGAATCCGGACACGATAGACAAGAACTGGACATGGTGGGAAAAAGCACTGTACGGAACACGTGATACGGCGGTAAAAACACTGATTGTTTTCTGCGGAAATATCATTGCCCGTGACTGCTGCGTGGTACGTGCCGGACACATGGCTGATCATTGGGACGTAGTGAACATCCGTGATGAAAAAGGATACAGCACCTGGCCGTCTAAAAACACGGAAGAAAGTATTGATATCGCTCTGTCTAAAATCAGTACTGCCGCCCAGCAGACGGAATACTTCAACAATCCGGTGACGGAAGGCGAAGTATTTAAGGAGATCACTTACGGCAAAGTACCTGATCTGAAGAAATTCCAGTTCCTCATCATTTACGGCGACCCGGCACCCGGTGAGAACAAAAGCAAGAACAGCAGTACCAAAAGCTGTATCCTGATGGGCATGATCGGTCCGAAACTCTATATCATCAAGCCATGTCTGGACCGTGGACTGAACGCAGAATTTATTGACTGGTATGTGCAGTTGCTGGAATACGTGGGCGCAAAAGTTCCTGTGTATTGCTACATGGAGAACAATAAACTGCAAGACCCTTTCTTCCAGCAGGTATTCAAACCGCTGGTGGGTAAAGCACGACGTGAAAAGAATATTCAACTCTATATTCAACCTGACGAAGCAAGAAAAACTGATAAGGCTACACGTATCGAAGCCAATCTGGAGCCTCTGAACCGGGAAGGAAATCTCATCTTCAACGAAGCTGAAAGAAACAACCCGCACATGAAACGTCTGGACGACCAGTTCAGACTGTTCACCCTGTGGTTGAAATTTCCCGCCGACGGTCCCGACTGTGTGGAAGGCGGTTACTGCATCATCAAAAAGAAGATTCAACAATTGGTACCGGTGACTGTGATACATCGTAATGACCGCCGGAACCCCAAACGATTATAGCCATGAGTAAATTTATAACTCCGCAAGATTACGATGCCAGCATCCATCGCGAAATACTGGATGCCCTGACCCGTAATGATGACGCCATCATTGAGATCTGCGAGGACCGTGCCATTTCTGAAATGCGCGGATATCTCAGTGCACGATATGACGCTGATACCATATTCAAGGCCGAAGGCACGGCCCGTAATGAGCTTGTACTGATGATGGCGGTAGATATAGCTGTGTATCACTTGTTCAGTATCCACAACCCTCAGAAGATGTCGCAGATACGTAAGGACCGCTACGACCGTGCAATGGAATGGCTGAAGCAGGTGGCGGCATTCAAAGTAACGATAGACGGCGCACCGAAGCTTCCTGAAGAAGAACAGAAAAAAAACAGCCCCTGGCTGATGAGTAGTAACCCTAAACGCACCAATCATTTATGAATATACTAGACAGGTTTCCGGTATTCCGGAACAAAGCCGCAAAAAGCAACAGACGCATCACCGAAGGGAGCAACGTAACCCGTCCCGGAGCAACGGTGATACTGACACAGCCACAACGTTTCGGAATAGGTCTGGGTGACTATATGCAGGCTATCCGCAGTGCTGAAAACGTAGATTTCACACGACGTGTCAGGCTGTATGACATCTATAGTGAAAGCCTGATGGACCCGCATCTGTTCAGCGTGGTACAAAAACGGAAAAGCGGGGTACTGAGCAGGAAGATTGAATTTCGCCGTAACGGTATACCCGATGATAAAGTGAACGAGCAGATATCGTCACCCTGGTTCCTCCGATTTATCAGTGACGCGCTAGATGCCGAATACTGGGGATTTACACTCGTTCAGTTCTATATCAATAAGAAAGGCTGGATAGATTACTTTCTGGTACCGCGCAAACACATAGACCCGGTGCTGCGTATTATCAAAAATCGGCAGGAAGACATTAATGGTGACAGTTTTGATATCTATGAAGATCTGCTGATGATACAGGGCAAAGAACCGCTGGGAATTCTCGCACGTACAGCTCCATACGTCATATATAAACGTGGAACTGTTGGTGACTGGGCGCAATTCTCTGAGATTTTCGGCATGCCGGTACGTAAATATACATACGATGCGGCGGACCCGGAAGCTTTGCACAATGCAATGGAAGCTGCACGGGAACAAGGCGGAGGAATGGATTTCTTTTGTCCGGAAGGATCTAATCTGGAATTTGTGGAAACAGGAAACACAACAGGCAGCAGTGAACTGTACAGCAGTCTCGTGGAACGCTGTAATGCTGAAATGAGCAAGGCTGTACTTGGCAATACCCTTACCACTGAAGCCAGTGAGACAGGTACACAGGCACTGGGCACTGTACATCAGGATATCGAGCAAGAATTGGAAGAGCAGGATGCGCTTTCCATTCTTAACCTGCTGAATTATGATATGACGGACCTGTTCGCAACACTGGGTGTAAATACTCAAGGCGGAG